GACCGTGCGCAGCATCATTGACGAAATGCGCAAAGCAAATCCCAACTTGCGCGTCATGGGTCTGACCGCCACGCCATACCGTTTGGGCACGGGATACATTTTTGCAATGTGGCCCGATCAATCCCCTACGATTGAAGCGCACGATCCTTATTTTACCGCCTGCGTTGATCGCATTGGCGCACATGAGTTGATCGAATTGGGGTATCTAACGCGCCCCAGCATTGGGTCAATCAACGCTGGCGCCTATGACACTGCAACGCTATCCCCCAACGCACGGGGAAAGTTCGACGCGGCGGCTGTAGATCAGGCATACCATGGGCACGGGCGATTAACGGCCTCCATTGTCGCAGATGTGGTGGAGCAAGCGCGTGACCGCAAAGGCGTGATGTTCTTCGCGGCCACAGTGCGACATGCGCAGGAAATCATGGCAAGCCTGCCCCCCGCCATGTCTGAAATCGTGACAGGGGAAACAAAAGCAAAAGACAGGCAAAACATTTTGCGCAGATTTAAGGCGCAAGATATTAAGTATCTTGTCAATGTGTCTGTTTTGACCACGGGATTTGATGCGCCGCACGTTGATTGCATCGCCATTTTGCGAAAGACGGAAAGCGTTGGTTTGCTCCAACAGATCATTGGTCGGGGGTTGCGCCTAGATGCGGGCAAATCAGACTGTCTTGTGTTGGATTACACGACCAACATCGCGGACCATTGCCCCGATGGCGACCTGTTTTCGCCAAAGATCAAATCAGGATATGCGAGCGGTGGCGATGGGATGCCATTCCAATGTCCCACGTGCGAGGGTGTAAATCATTTCACACCGCGCGGGGATTATCTGGACGCCGATAGCAATTTCACGGTGCCAGTCGATCCCGCCGGATATGTGCTTGATATAGACGGCCACCAAGTGAAGGTCGATGGCCAGCCTATGCCCGCACACTTTGGGCGCCGGTGCATGTGCCTTGTGCAGATAGGGCCACGCGGCGAATGGGATCGGTGCGCATATCGCTGGACCTATAAGCCATGCCCAGAATGCGATGCAGAAAACGACATAGCCGCCCGATATTGCAGCAAGTGCCGCGCTGAGATTGTTGATCCCAATGAGCGCTTGGTGAGCGATTTTATTGCCAAGAAAAAAGATCCGCACAATTTGCAAACGGATCTTGTGATGAGCATCGCACAACGGGCGGGGGTGTCGCGCAGCGGCAATAGGACGGAGCGCCTTGATATTGTGACACCGCACAGGTCATTTAGCGTGTGGCTCATGCCTGACAGTCTGTTTGCCAAGGGGCAACAGCAATGGAGGGAATATCAAAGCGCGCGCTCAGGTGAGACATTGCCCCGCACTGTCACATATCGCAAAAATGTTAGCACGGGATTTTATGAGGTGCTTGGGTGGAACCGTCCAGAAGACAAAATGCCAGATGTAGACGGGGAAAAATATGCGGCGCAATGAAACCATTCCGGGCGTGCGCGTTTATGGCGGCGCGCACAAAGGCAAGTGCCCGAGCGAAGATTATGAAATGGTGTCCTTTTTTTCGCGGCTCCGGCGTGAATACCAGCTTACATGGGGGGCATTGGCCCTTCACCCGCGCAATGAGCAGCTTTTGCGCAATGGTCAATTTAGCACCGTGGCAAAGCACCGGGCGCAAGGCATGACCAAAGGTGCCTCAGATATTATCATCCCCGGCCCGGTCGCGTTTGTGTGTGAAATGAAGCGGCAAGATCCATCTCTTTCCCAATGGAAAGACGGCCAAAAGGAATATCTGCAATCCGCCTCAAGAGTTGGGTGCTTTGCGGTTTTGGCGTTTGGGTGTGATGCGGCGTGGGATGCGCTGCAGGATTGGATTGCTCATGTGGGTGGGTGATGCGCAAAAGCCCAGCGCTCAATTGGCCGATTTGCTATCTGGCAAGATGGATTGGGATGCTGCGCCAGATGCAATTAAATCATGGGCGCAACTGCCAATCCATCAGGCGGCTGTGCAGATCCTATCTGAACCAAGCAAGGGGACGCGGCGCAATATGCTGGGGCGCATTCCTGCGACGATCAGGCCCCATGTAGAAGCGGAAGCAAAGCGCCTATGGGGGCTGCGTCGAACTTGACTATGCTTTGCGTTGCGGGGTATGATTGTCCCACCTCCTCCAAACTATCCCCCCGCGTTTTTCATGTTTTCGCGGGGGGATTTTTTTATGCGCGGCGTTTGATGCCCACATTATCCAGTGTGCCGATTTTTCTTGCACGGTAGATGGTGCCACAGCTAACGCCCAAAGCACGCGCAGCCTCTCGCGAGCTGGAATAGGTCACACCGCGAATTGTCACCGCCCCACGGTAGCCCATCCCAACGCGGTCCAAAGTCCCACGATCTAGGGCGGATGATATGGTGCCAGAGCTAACGCCCAGAGCACGCGCAGCCTCTCGCGTGCTGGGATATGTGGTGCCCCGGATACGGACAGGAACAACGCAAGGAAGCCCAACGCGGTCCAGCGACCCATTGCGCGCCGCCCAAGTTATAGCCGACCTCGTTACGCCGAGCGCCTTCGCCGCGTCCTTGTAGCTGGGATATGTCACACCGCGAATTGTCACCGCGATTTTGCGAGATCCTAGCCCAACGCGGTCAAGCGTGCCCTTGCGCGCCGCCATGCGTATTGCTGAATGCGTTACGCCCAAGGCGCGCGATGCGGCCTTCTGACTGGGATATGTGACGCCCCGGACCGTCACGGGTTTGGCCTTGCTCATGAGCGCACCCACTTCCGCAGCCCCACGCGGTCAAGCGTGCCCTTGCGCGCCGCCTGTGAAATTGCTTGATACGTCACGCCAAGCGCCTCAGCCGCTGCCGTGTAGCTTGGGTATGTGGTGCCGCGAATTTTGACATGCACGCATCGCCCTAGCCCCACGTTGTCCAGCGTGCCCCGATTAAGGGCCTCTGAAATGGCGGACGGCACTACGCCCAGCGATGCCGCAGCGTCAGCAATGCTTGGATACGTTGTGCCCCGGATCGTCACGGGGATCTTACTCCCCAGCCCCACACGGTCCAACCCGCCATTGCGTGCCGCATACGAAACTGCGCTTACACTAATTCCAAGCGCCCGCGCCGCATCCGCCCGGCTTGGATACGTTGTGCCCCGAATTGTGATCGGCAATGCAGACCTGCCCGCACCTCCAGCCCTTCCCATCCCCACATGATCCAGCGTGCCAAGCTCCCGCGCGCGGTGGATGTTGCTAACGCTAAGGTCTAACGCCTTCGCAGCCGCAGTTAGGCTGGGATAGGTGGTGCCCCGAATTGTCACGGGTTTGGGTTTGTTCATGACCACCCCCCCCGATCCACGGCGCCATCCGTGATGCGTTCAATAGCAACCCGCGCAATGGCGCTGGGCTTTTGCCGTGACAGCCACCGCGACAGTGTCTCCGGCGGCACGCCGACCTGCGCGGCAAACCATTTTTTTGTTCGGCCCTCGCGCAAGAGCCATTCCGCAAGCGCAAGCCGCGAATTCTGTTTTTCGGTCATGTCAAACCCTCCATTTGTGTGCATCCACAATGGGGCAAATCTGGCGCGGCGTCAATACCTGTTGACATCGCGTTGTGGGGCGGGCATTGTGGGGCTGTTAATTGGAGGACTAAACATGACAGATCGAAGCGAATGGCCGGAGTGGCTTCAAAATGCTCGCACAGAAAATGCGCAAGTTGAAATAATTCGCGGCGTTGTGAATTGGCGTGGAGGCACATGGCTTGGAGGCGTTTGGCGTGAAGGCGAATGGCATGACGGCATATGGTGCGACGGCACATGGCATGATGGCGATTGGCGTGGAGGCGTTTGGCGTGAAGGCGAATGGCATGACGGCATATGGTGCGACGGCACATGGTGCGACGGCGTATGGCGTGGAGGCGTATGGTATGACGGCGATTGGCATGGTGGCGTATGGCATGGTGGCGCATGGTGCGACGGCACATGGTATCGCGGCGATTGGCTATACGGCACATGGCGTGGGGGAGAATGGCATGGCGGCACATGGCATGACGGCACATGGCTTGGAGGCGTTTGGCGTGAAGGCGAATGGCTTGGCGGTCTATGGCGTGACGGCGCATGGAATGGCGGCGAAAGCACGCCATCGCGCAGCCCGTTCCTTGTGCGCGGATGCGGCAACATCATCCACGTGGGATGCAAGCAATACACCATCGCGCAAGCCCGTGCCCTTTGCGATGGCGGTGAATTGCCAGACGAAGCACCAGCCCGCGACAGTAAGGCGGGCAGACTGCTACGCGCATCCGTGCTCGCACAAATAGCATTCCAAAAAGCATTGGAGGACTAAGACATGACATACCACCCACACGCCGGATGCATCGTGCACGAACGCGCCAAATTGGCCACGCTTGTTGCTGTGGCTGTCCAGCCCGACGCCACCGCCGCAGACATTGCCGCAGTAACGGCATGTGCCCAGCGCATCATGGGCCACGCGATGAATTGGCAACTGGATCACGCCCGCGCTCAGGCCGATGCGCAGTCGCTCAAGGCCCTGCCCGATGGGGATGGGGCATAATGCGCGCGATACAAGCCCAGAGCCTTGGATCTGAACTTGACGAAAACCAACTGGAAAAGATCAATAATCCAATATTTTTCAACCCCTTAAGTGGTGATCCCAACTTGGGCCACGGCTATGAGGATGAAGTTCTTGTCGAGGTTCCAAAAAAAAGCCCCCCACGTTTTTGGCGCGAGGGGCAGTTTGACAGGGGAGGTGTCTACATCGTTGCGCATTTTGCGGGGGTTGTCAACGGCACGCCCCCGTCATTCTATCGTCGGTGTCCGCTATCCACGCGGCCCACGCCGCCGGAACATCATTGACCGTTGCCGCAGGCGGCATAGACAAACGCGCCTCACCATAGCTGACGCACCCCGCGTCACCATTTGCCGTCATTGGCGCGCAGCCGATCAGCGATGTCGCCCCGGTCACGGCCATCACGCACAGCATCACGCCCCGCCTGGACACGATCCGCCGTGTCTTTTGCCCGATCTGCATCTTGCTTTTGCCGCTCATCGTCGCGCCCCCTAATTGTGCCCAGCCTGTGCCCTGCCAGTGCGCCGAGAATTGCCAGCACAAGGCCAAGAGCACCGATCACTATCTCTGCCATCATGTCACCCATCCCCGGCGCTTGGCCATGGCATACGCGCCCTCAGTGAGCGCACCAACGCCCGCCGCCACGATCAACACCACGTCCGCATCCCCGGCCAAAACGCCCGCAGCCTGTGCGCCGATCACCGCGCCGACGCCGTAGCGTAGAACGATCCGAGCGATTGCTCCGTTTATGATTTTGGTCATCGCTCATTATCCTTGTCGTTGCGGGGGTATGACGTGACCAGACTAAACGTCAAAATTATGGTGATGATAACACGGTGCCGATCAATTGACCCGTCCGCAAAGGCGTCCGCTGTGAATGATAGCGCCGTATACAGAAAAAACACGACCGCAAGCACACCCCAAAAAATGCGCGCCTCTCTCATGTGTTAGGACCTCCAATGTTAGGACCTTCAATAAGTGGCTCCTTGCTTTTATTTGGCAGCGACACCACGGCCAGCAGAACAATGAAAAGCCACTCCGCGCCTTGAAGCCAGTCTCTTTCGCCTCCAAATGCCACCAAACACACACTCTCACCGAGGAACCATCCGACCATGACGGGCACGGCCCAACGCAACCGGCCCTTCATGACGCCCCTCCAAAAAACCGACGCATCAGCGCCACAAAAAACGACGGCTCGCGGCCCATGGGCGGTGGGGTTGGTGTCGATCTGGTCACTTCCAGAAAATCCGCAGCCGCATCAATCCACGCCGCCGCAAGTCGCCTCTCAGCATCTGGGCCTTTTGTCATCTCGCAATCGCCTTGATTGGAGCCAAAAAACGGCTCGACAATCACCGCAGGCGCGCGACCCGATGTCAGGCTTAACCATCCGCGCTCACCCGACATAACTTCCTTTAACCCACGGTCGCGCAATTCAGGGAATGCCGCGCCGGTTAGCATCTGGATCTCAATCGCCAAGAATAGCCCTGCATCCGTATCAGAATACAGTGTTTCACGGCCTCTCGCTGATTTGCTGCCGTGAGAATTAAAGTGCAATTCAATCGTCGCATCCACGCCCAAAGCATCGGCCCGCGCATAGGCCGTGCGGATCTCATCGCCCACGCTGTCAGATGGCGCGCGCAAGATTTTGACGACGTGTAGGCCGGGGTAATTTTGCCGCGCGTATTCCATCGCAATCCCCGCAACGCGCCGGTTAAAATCATATTCGCTTTCGCCGGTATCGACGCGCACGGCCCCTTTGGCCTTTGAGTTGTGACCGACGATAAGGGCTAGTTTTTTGTCCATGTGATAATACCTCCAACTTTTCGCGCAGTGCTCGCGCCCCATCACCATAACAAAAACGCGCCAAAAAACAACGCGCCCGCGCAGATGATATGCACGGGCGCAAATTGACTGGTGTGGGGTGCCCCATATCGCGGCATGGATCCGCGCTGATAGCGTCACCGTTTGGCGCATGGCGTCCCGTCATCGCGTGCGCAGTCCCACACCGTCACCAGTGACCGCAGGGGCAGAACTCCGCCAAGATGCACCGTGTGCGTGTGGCGCAACACGAACGGCTCACCAGTTTGTTTGCATGGTTGCAGATCCTCATGCAACGGATAAATGATTGACACCAGCCCGCCCCCGTCGCCGCGCTGATAGTATGCTTTGCCGCTGGCATGGCATTCATTCCCGCCCGGCCCGATCAATTCCGCCGTCCATCGCGCCGCCACTGGCCCCCATGGAACATCCCGCACAAAAACCATCATGTTGCCCGTGGCCGAAAGCGCCATCGGTTTGAGAAACGCCGCACTTGGCAGCGCCCCCCATGCCATGAAAATCACCCACATGGCCAGCATTGCTTTGTCTGCAAACGACCAGCGGGCACTCGTTAAAAAATGTTTCATTGCCCAATCCACTCTGTGATTTTCTGCCACGCCACGCCAACGCCCGCGATGGCTGGCAATACCCAAATAACCGCCCGAAACGCCCACGATCCCCGCTGATAGGCGCGCCACATGATGCGCACGCCCTCGATCAAAGGGCGCTCGTCTTTGGGGCTGCCCGGCGGCACATCAAATAGGGCGGCGTGGATGTCTTGCAGCATTTTGTGGTCATCATCGGTCAAAATCAGATTTCCCGTAGCCGTGCATTATACAGTGAAACGCCGGTGCCGGTGACGCGCACGGAGCGGGTGAATGTCAGTGTCGTGCCGTTGATCGCCTCAATTCGCAGCCGCTCAGCAACGTCTGACCCATCCACCTGCACCCAATCGCTCACCTCAAAATTGCTGATATTCGTGACGTTGGTCACGTCCGCAGATCCGAAAGAGCAATCCCCCGTGGCCTCTGTGAGATTGACGAAATTCTGCACATACACCTCGATAGAATTGGGCTGGAATGTGGTGTCGATATCCGCCAGCACATCGCATGTGATGCGCGTGCCCGTGATGTCGGTAATGCGCAACGCCGGTAGCAGAATGCTGTCCCCTGCCGCATCGTTGGGCAGCGGGCACCGAACATCCCAATAGAGCAAATCACCATCGAAAACCGGCTTGTCGGATTGCGCAGGGGTGTAGTCGAAACTAATTTCATCCGCGCTGTCATAGCTAATATTGGCAATGTTCGGGCCACGGCTTAGAAGCGGGTGCCGCGTGATGCGGTATTCCTTGCCCGTGTCCTGTGCCCATGCGCCGCGCGTGTTTTCGCCGATTAAGGCGCGGGTGGGCATGGATGCCACCTTTTCAACGTCATTGATCCACCGTGTTGGGCCACTATAGGCCCTCATGCCGCAATTGCGCAGCGACACGTAAAATCGCAGACCCCCAGAGATCCGCGTATATAGCCCGAAAATATCCTCGCTACCGGTGTTTTCGCAGCGGAATTGCGTCCCGTCAAATTCGATTGAACGGTGAATGTAGAGCGGCAAAAGGTTTTTGGACAACCACGCGCCGCCTTTGACCTGCACAGGCGCGAATGTGGTCAGCGGCACATCTTTTTGCGTTTGCGTGCCGTCATCGTCGTGGCCGATCAGCGAAAAATTACAATCTGCGAATGTGCGGGGCATGAACGCGCTTGTGGTGCCTGTGCCGATCACGCCCACGTTGCGCACATTCTCGTAATAATCCGCCGTCACATTTGCCACGCCGATAGATGTGGCGGATTGCTCAGCATAGACACACTTGCCCATGTTGTTCGTGCGTCGCTGCACCGGCTGTCCAGCCTGCGCGCCAAATGTCACGCTGTCAAACGCCGCCCAATGGGCCAAGATGTTGCAATTCTCCGCAACCACATTGCGTTGTTGCGTGCCGGTCGTGCAGATGCCGTAGGTGTTTTCGACCAACGTGCAGTCCCGGAACATGATGTCTTCAAGCCCCGACGTGTTGTCATTTGGCCCGATCACACACACCGCCACAAAGCCTTGGACGCGCACACGCTCAAAAAACGTCTTAGACGCTTTGCCGCTTTGCCCATACTCGCCGAACGTATATCTGTCATCGATAGACGCGGGTTGCGTGCCCAGCAGCGCCGAAAAGGTGATGGCGGCGTATGGATTATATCGCCCGCTGCTGCACCCATCTGTGATCCAATTCGCCAGTCGACTGTCGCGGTATGCCTCAGCACTGATCTCTTGCGGCGCCGTGTTATTGCCGCGAAATTCGATGTCGGTGATATGCAGCCCCCGCGTGGCGCGGATATTCAACAGCGGGTTTAGCTTTTGCGTGGAACCATGCACCAGTCGTGTCGTGCCAAGGTATCCGCTGTTTGCCCCGCGCATGTGCAGCGCACGATTGCTAGCCCCAGAAATGGTCAATGTGCCGTCAATCAAGATGTTGCCCGATGGCAATTGCAGCACGCGGGAAGACGGGGTGTTTGGGTCAATGGCCACATCAATTGCCGCCTGCAGCGCCGCCCGATCATCTGTCACGCCATCCGCAGTCACGCCATAATCCACGGCATAAACCACGTTGCTGTTGTCATTGATGGGCCGGGCCAATGCTGCGCGCGCCGTTGCCGCCGATGCACCCGCGCCGGTGGTCACATCATAGGAACCCGGATCTGCGTAAAACTCAAAATAGCCATCTACCTCAGCAGTGAGCGGGTTCGACAGTGCAGACCCGCCCGACGCCGCATCATAGATCGTAACCAGATCCCCCGCCGTGTCGCGCACAGCCACAGCCGCGCCGCCCTGCACATTGCCCGCGCTATCGACGGCCCAGTTTGTGTATCGAACGCGGTTCATGCGTCATATCCTTTCGTGTCAAATACTCGGAACGGCCCAGATCCAAGCTGTTTTCTGTCGCCGCTTGATAGCGTGGCCCATACCTCGCACCAATGCCCCCCCGCTGGCAATGCAGCCGCTTCGGCGTTGGTGAACGTAGCGCGAAACGTTGTCGCCGTGGGCTGCGTAATGCCGCCGCCGGTGAGGGATTTGTCCACAATTTGCATTGCCCCGCCATCCTGATACACAAGCAATTCCAGTTCTCGCGCCGCGCTCAAATCTTGATTAGCCTGAAAATCAAATGCCTGCGCCGCGCCCTGCGACATTTCAACGGTAATCCGATGCACGCTGCACCCTCCAACTGTGACCTGAATTGTGACAACGCCGCGCACCACCACAGGGACAATGCACGGCGCTGTTGCCGCTGGCACCCGTGACACAATGCGCATGGAGGGCCGGATCATCACGACCCCCCGAGGTTAATCAACTGCGCCACGATTGTTGCATCCCCGCCGGTCGTGCCGCTGTATCCCACGCGAACGCGGATCGCATTGTGTGCACTCACGTCGACGGTGTAGGAAATGCCTGTTGTGCGCGTGTCGGATGTGGGGCCATCGGCCTGCCCAATCGTGACAGCAGATCCCCACGTGGACCCGCCGTTGCTTGAAAGTTCGTATGTTGCCGTGGCTACCATTGGCCCGCCCGCTGGGCCTGTGCCCGCAATAGTGCCCACGATCAAAACCCGATCAATTCCGTCGGTGTCCAGTCCGGTGACGGTCAACGCGGTAATTGTGCCAACCGTCGTGCGGTTGTTGGTGGCCTCTGCGTTGAACACATCCAACGCCCGCCCCGTCACGCGCGGCGCGCCTGTGGCCCCCTCAGCAATCGCCACGGGATTATCAAGCGCAGCCGTGCCAAAATCGCTTGTCACGGGGTCGCGGGGGTCGGTGTTTATCGTGGTGGGGTCAGTCCATGCCATGGGCGCACCTTACATCATTGTCAGAAAAATTCATATGGTGGTCGACCATCTGGGAACGCATTTGTTCCATCCGAAAAATACACGCCCGCGTCTTTTTCCTCCGCGCTTGCGCTGTTGTATTCCACCGCACTGTTGGGTTTGAAGAACCCAAACAAGCCCTGACCGATCCCGCTTTGCGCCGTGACGCGGATTTGATCCTTGCCCACCAGCTCCTCAGTGCTGGTAATCTCCATGAACGTGTCGGACGTCGCCCCGTCTAGCCCTTGCAACAGTCGCGACGAAACAAAAATTAGCGCCCCGGGTTGTAGGTCGTCGCGGTCCTTTATGTGCGCCGTGAAGGTGATTTGGCGGGGGGCTGTGCTGTATCGCGCAAGCAATCGGCCCGCCGTGATGCGCGTGGATGTTGCCGCGCCGTTTTGCCCCAGCCAAGGTTGGTAGAGTTCCAGAATTTGCGACTGGCCACCCATTGCATCGCTTTCCGCGCTCGCATCAACCACGGCATTGATGCTGGTATAATTTTCCGCATCGTCCATCCCGTCTGCGAAATTGCGCACGCCGTCATAGATCCACACCTGTGTAAGCCGCTGCCCCTCCAACGTGGCCACCGCGCCAGATTGTTCTATGATGGTGGCGTCATCCGTCACCGTGGGGACGACTTCACCATAGGCAGCAGGGCGCGACACCTTCACGCGAAACTCAGCGGCGTGCTGGTCCCACCACAGAAAAAACCCGAACGACACCATTTGCGACAGCAGCTCTTTCACTGGCGTGGGGCGCGAAATGGTGCGCGTCAAACGGAGCGTAGACAGCCAAGTTGAAAATTCCGACGCCCAATCCGATTTGGGTAGCGCCGACGCATCCACCCCCACGTAGGTGCTCAACAGATCCTCGATAACATCCGCAGGCAACGCACGATCCACGCGGTAGCACAGTTGAACCGATGCCCCCGCGCCTTGCGCATCCGCTGTCGTGCCATCCGCACCGCGCTCGACAAGCGTCAAAGTATCGCCCGATCTGGTGTATCGCGCAATCTCCGCGCCAATGCGAACGCGCCCAGCCGCGTCATACTCAGCGCCAACGCCCGTAGGCGTGAGCGCCACAGACACACCCTGTGCCTCGCTGATAGCCGTCGCCAGCTTGCCGGTGGACGCCTTGGGGCAGGTCGCATAGTCGCTGTCGGCCAATTTGAGCGGGTCTTGTGCCGTGAGCGTCACCACGCCCGCGGATGTTGGGCCCGCAAATTCTGTGATGATATATTCCTCGGCCCACATATCGCCGATTGCATCGCCAACGTATCCCACAAGCCGCCGGATCTTGACGCCGATCAATGTGGCATGGCGTGCGCGGATACGTCCGAAATGCGTTCCCTGCACGGCCTGTGCGCGCGTGTTCTCGTATGGATCAAGCGCACGATCCGGCGCGGCAAAATCTGACAGTGTGATTTTCAAGTGCGCATTTTTGCCCAGCGCGCCAAGGTTCTTTTCTCCCCGGCCCAGCGCAATGCGCGCGGGGGATACCGCGATAGATTGCAGCGCCGGATACACGATTGATCCGAAAATCCCAGTTTCTTGATTGCGACTGTAGGTGATTGTGCGCGTGCTCAGGTCAAAATTAGGCAAGTCTTGGCATGACATGCCCGTGTTGTAGCACTCGCTGCCAGACGCGCCCGACGCGGTGCAGGGCGCTGTGCCGTAGCTGTTGCCGCAGAACGGATAGTCGATCTGGATCAATTCCAGAGATTGCTTGCCGAGATCACTTGTCATAGGCCCGCCCCGCAATGGTCACGCTCATAAACGCCGCCGGTCCGCTGTTGTTCGGCGCAATCACAGATCCACGGCGCCAGCTATAGAGTAGATCGCCGTATTTGGTCGGACGCCATGCCCAGAACGCACCGCCCCCGCCATTCCAATGCCGCTGGAATGCCATCCATTCTGCACCCCGGAAAAAGGTCGGCTCAACGTGGTCGATTGTGGCATCCCATAGGCTCCCCCGCACGGTTGACACGCTGCCCAGCAGGTGTTGCCCCTCGGATACGCTGGTGTTGAGGTCAACCACGTTGGGCGTAAGAGGCGGCGCATAGCTTTGATAGATCCGCTGTGGGATGATAATTTCAGCACCAAGCCAAATGACGCCAATCGACACGTCGCCAGACAGCCCCGAAATCAGCACCCGCCAATAGCGCGCGCTCGTTGGCGTGAAACGGATCCCCACCGCCGCATTGTCTGTGGGCGTGACACTGTGCAACGTGCTCCAAATCAGATCGTCGCTGGAATGCTGCACCATGATTGACCCGCCGACATCCGCGATATTGTGCGCCGCGATGCCGCAAAATGTGGGGCTGCGTGCCGCGCCGAAATCCACCTTCCACGCCGCAAATCCGCTGCCATCTGGCGTGGCGGTCCATTGGTCGTAGGTGGATCCTGTCACCGCATTTGCCGCGCTTTGCACTTCTGTTCCGTTGCCCGTGCTGTAGGTGCCTGTGGGTGCAATGGCCGTCACGAAAGGATTGTTTGTTTGATTT